GGGTCGCCGTCCCGGATGATGACGAGGCCACCCGGGGGAATGCGCTCGGGCTTGTCGAGGTTGCGTTTCACATCGGCGAAAGGGAGCGCCACTGTGACCAGCGCCTTGACCGCGGCGATCACCTGCTCGCGCTTGCTCGCCACTTGCTATCTCCAATGTTGCGCGATCAGGCCCGGGACGCGGTCGGCCCAGCGGTTCGCCGCACCCTCGACATCGAGGCGCTTCCGGACATGGACCGCTGGCACCAGAATGAACATGACCACTGCGACGATGGCGCGGCCCTGCAAGAGCCGCTTCGGCGTCCCCGGCCGGAAGCCGCGCTTCGACCTGGCACCGACCGCTTCGATGAAGGCGATCAGTCTGCCGTTCGCGGCCCTCGCGAACCTGAGGTCCTGGTTGAAGATCGTCTCGACCTCGAAGGGGCTGGCCTTGCGTCCCTTGCTACCGAAACCACCACCACGCCGCCGGGGCGGGCAGTTGGCAGTCGGGATGGCGAGATACTTCCTGCCGTTCACCGGAACGATGGTTGGCCCGTGTTCATAGGCATCGATGATGTCGGGAGCCTTGGACCAGACGAAGGCTGCAGCGTTCACGCTTGGCTGGGTCTCGGGGAAGCGCTTGCCACGCCAGGTGTTGGCGAGCCGCTGACCGAGGCCGGAACTCGTCACCTGGTCGCGCAGCTCCGTCTTGAGCCCGACCGAGACATCGCCCATGGCGCCTGTGACGGACAGCTCGACATCGTCATAGGCACGTTTCACCACAGTCTTGAGATCGTCGACCTTGAACTCGAAGCGCATCGGCATGTCTCGCGGAACTGGACGTGTGGCGGCCTACTCCACCTGGGCCAGTTCGATCGCCTCACAGCCCCACACGAGACCTGCTCGATCTCTGCTCGGCTCGGCGATGATCTCATAGCTGACGCCCGCTATCTCGACCGTGTCTCCGGCAGCGGGGTGAGCCACATCGCTGACGCGCACCGCAATGATTACAGTCGGGAGAATTGCACGGCTCGACCCAAACCGCACGGTTTCGTCGGGCGCATTGCGGATGACGCGGACATTGACGGCAGGTGTGTTGCCACCCGCTCGCCAAAGGGCATCTTCGCCAACGTTGCCGTCGGTGAAGATGATGTCGATGGCGTCGGAGAATGCGCTCATGATCTATCCAGCGGTCCCGATGCAACGCTGCCGTACCCAGCTGTCCCTCAGGTTTCGGGAAGTGGTCAAGTCAATTTGCAGGGGCTCAGTTGCTGCTGAATATCCTGACGGCGAGCCGCGGACGCTTGTTGACGGGCAGGACGGACGCTTCGGTCTTGACGTCGATGGCCGAGCCATCGTTCCTGGCAATCTGCCGGGCATAGATCGGCAGGCCCATGGTGTTGACGGTCTCGATCAGGTTGGCCGGCGCGCCATAGGTGACGAATGTGTCCATGGTGCCCATCGGGAAGGCGATGCCTTCTCCTGCCGGGATCAGCGTCTCGGTCGTGCCCGAGGAGAGCGTAACGGTGGCGTTGTACTCCTCGAACACGATGCCAGCGAAGGGAAAGCGGCGGCGGGTGTCCTCACGGAGGGGCTGGGCGCCGGTCGAGGAGAAGTATTTGTAGGCATCCTCGACCTTGGCATGCGAGATCAGCTTGTCGAAGAACTCAGGAGACACCATAGCCAGGACGCCATTCATGGTTTCGCCCTTGAGCTCGGTCTCGACCTTCCGCAGCACATCGCGGACCTTGGCCTGAACGTTGGTGCCAGCCGTGCCCAGCACGAAGTCGACCGTGAGCTGGGCCAGGCCGAACTCGGTGAAGTAGTTGTAGAGGGTGGTCCCTGCCCCATCCTTGACGATGCCGCGGAGCGCGTTGACCTCCATGTATTCCCGGGTCTGGGCGTGTTTCGCCCGCATGCGGGTGAGCTTGCGCTCCATCACCGTGGCCAGCGGATCGGCGGCGTCCGCCACGCCGAAGCCCCGCACCCCCTGGATGTCCTGCGGCGTGATCACGTCGTCATGGGGGATCCACGGCACGGTGAAGGAGCGCATCGAGCGGGTGTCGCGATTGGCCACCGTGGCCGGACCGCCGAGCGGCACGGTGGGCAGCAGGTTCAGCACGCCTTCCGCCTGTTCGATGATGACGCTGCGCTGGGTGACGCCCTCGAAGCGGAACAGGCCCATCTCGCCCAGCCGCGTGTAGATGTTGGGCAGGATGTTGATGGCCTCGGTCATCTCGGCCAGCGTATAGCCGCCGGTGTCGAAGGGATTGATCATGACGGGCATGGGGAGTGGTCTCCGCAATTGAAAAAGCCCCGACGATGCGGGGCCGGATGAAAGAGGATGGACTGGACGGGAACGGATCAGGCTGTGTCGCGCGGCACGATCCCGGTTTTCGACAGATCCGCGTACTTGGCGAGCTTCTCGGCCAGCAGGTCGACGGAAGCATCGAAGATAAGGGCCGCCTTCGACACGATGGCGGGTCCCCGGGCGATGACGAGTGCCGTCTTGTCGGCCGCCGTGGCGTCCGCCGCCTCGAGCAGCACCGCGACCCCTGTCTCGGCACCTTCATCGCCGACGACGGTTGCGGCAGGCGACAGCCGGTACTTGCCCGACGCCGTGATCTTGCCGAGCACGGAGCCCAACGCATAGTTCGTTCCGGCCTTCAGCGTCACGATCTCGCGGCTGTAGCTGCCATTGAGTTCGAACTTCAGGAGATCGCCGAGTGTCGGCGACTGGGTCAGCACAGGCATCGATCACCTCACTTCTGATACTGGCCGGCGCGCTCGCGGGCGCGGCGGACGATGGGGCTGTCGCCGGAAGCCTTGGGCTGTGGCGCCGCGGCGATCACGCTGCTTGCCTCGCTGCGGGAGGCCAGCGCATCGAGCACCGAGGTGCGGAGCGCATCCGGCCTGATGCCCTTCCGCATGGCGTCCGCGGCATTGATGGTGACACCGAGCCTTCCAGCCTGTGCCGAGATGGCGGCGATCTCGGCGTATTCGGCACGCAGGGCTTCAGTGGGGTCCGGCTGCCGGGCGTGATCCGGCGTCAGCGCAGGTGAAATGGGATCGGATCCCGGCTCAATGGGATCAGCAAGGATCTGTTCGGTGTCTTCAGTCGCCATGGAGGGACTCCTCTTCGGTGTTGGTTTGATGGATGAGCGCCGGGCGGCGAGTGACTGGTCGAATTCCGCCGTCATGTCGGCAAGCGCGGTGTCGAGCGTGCCGATACGGTCGGCCAACCCTGCACGGAGAGCGAGTTCGCCGCGGAAGATCGCTGCCTCGGTCGCACGCACCGCTTCGGGTGTCAGCTTGCGATTGGCGGCAACGAGACGACAGAATTCGCCATAGAGCCGGTCGACATCGGTCTGAATGTCGGCGCGGGCTCGTTCCGACAGCACGCCATGGGAATTGCCATCGATCTTTCGGTCTCCAGCGAACACGAAATTCCAGGAGAGGCCCGCCTTGGCATCAGCGCCACTCTCATCGACATGGGCGGCCACAACGCCGACCGATCCCACTTCACCGGTGCGGGTGACATAGAGGCGATCGGCGGCGCTGGCGATGGCATATGCCGCAGACAGCGCGCTCTCGTTGGCGACGGCCCAAAGAGGCTTCCCGGTCTTCAGGGCGCCGATGCGATCAACAAGATCGAACAGGCCACCGACCTCGCCACCGGGCGAATCCATATCGAGGATGACGCCCTGCACCGCAGGATCGGCCAGGGCACCGGCAATCGCATCACCGATCTCGCCATATGAGAGAAGCCCGCTGGCTGCATCGACGTAGCCCGACCGGCTGACGAGCGTTCCGATGATCGGGATGACGGCGATCCCTTCCGCAGTTACGGCGGAAAGAGGCGGCGGATCAGATGTTGAAGGCGCTGCTTCCACAACGGCACCCGCAAGGCGTGGGCCCAGAACACCGAGAATGACCTCGAGCTTCGCCCGCCCGATCATCAGCGGTGCCCCGAAGACCCGGGCAGCTATGTGCGGCAGGTTGAGCAAAGACACTCCTTCAGAGGGGCCTTGACGGCTGGCATTCGGACTTCTATATTCTGGACAGATTTTCTAGCTAGTTAGGAATGTACAATGGCCAACCCCACCTGGTCGGTCCAGGATGCGAAGAACCGGTTCAGCGAAGTGGTCGATGCCGCGCGCAAGACACCGCAGATGGTGACCAAGCACGGCAAGCCCGCGGCGGTGGTCGTCTCCGCCGAGGAATATGAGCGGCTGCGCACCTTGCAGCACCTGAAGGCGCCCAGCTTCGCCGAGATGCTGCTCGCCATGCCGCAGGGCGATGTCGAATTCGAGCGGATCAAGGCCAAGCCACGCGACGTGTCCTTCTGATGTTCCTCATCGACACTGACGTGCTCTCGGCACTGGGAAAGCGCCAACGCGACCCCAATGTCGAGGCGTGGTTTGTTCGTCAGAGAACTGCCGACCTCTTCCTGAGCGTGGTGACCATCGGCGAGATCGAGCGCGGAATTGCCCTGCAGCAGCCCCGGGATCCCGGCTTCGCGGCCACCCTCGCCCAATGGCTCGACCAGATGCTTGCGACATTCAGCGATCGCATCCTGCCGTTTGACCTCGCAGCGGCGCGGCGCTGGGGCGCTCTCAGCGCCACACTCGGCAATGACAGCGCCGATCTCCAGATTGCCGCGACAGCCCTTGAGCATGGACTCACGGTCGTGACCAGGAATGTTTCGGACTTCGCGCGCGCCGGGGTCCCGACGCTGGATCCGTTCAAGCCGGTGCCTCAGCGGAAGCGCTAAGGTCAGTCTCGGCCGCAGCAGCCTGAGCACTCCCCGGCTGTGCCGCCGCCGAACTGAACACCAGTCCCAACGACCTCTCCCGTTCCCTGTCGGCGGCGATCTCGGCGTCGACCTGCTCGGCATCGAAGCCACGTTCGGCCAACGCCTGCGTCCGGCTCTTGAGGCCGGCATCGATCTGTTCGATCTCGGCCCGCGCGTCCTTGAGCGGATCCACCCAGTCCCATTTGGGCGGAAGCCACGAACAGGCGAGATAGTCGCGGCGGCTTTTCTCGTAGCCGGGCAGATCGAGGGCGCCTGCCACCACCGCCGTGTCGAGGAA